ATAGCAATTTCTCGAATGTCTTCATAAGGTGTACTGTCCTGATCCATCTTTATTAGTTTCTCTCTGGAGTTCATTAAGGTGGCAAGAAAAGACCCTTTATCAACACTCTTATCACCAATCTTGTAATTACCGACATTGCTGGAGTCATCCAACAATGCCGAAATTTTAAGATCAATTTTTGCTATGAGCTCAGATGCTGTTGCCATTCTATGTATTTCCCTGAATTACATATCTGTTGCTGACTGCACCACAACCACCATAATAGCTAACTTTGTATCTTGCAACAACATCAGCATTAAATGCCTGTTCACTATCTCTTCCTTGCTGAAAAGTAGATAGAGGCCATACTTCGGTATAGACAAACTGTTTCTTGAAATCACCATACCACCAAGCTGTCGCTGAAGACTGCTGATCAATAAAAGTTGAATCAAGTACTTCTGTTCCTTTGTACTGATTCTTTACACCAGCAGGTGATGTTAGAATTGTATTCTGACCTGAATAAACAATACCATATGCGATTGGCTGTAGAGCCATTGCAACGAGTAAAGTTTTTGGTCTTACTCTCATAGGCAGACCTTGTTCATCGGTAAACTGACCAAACAATGCTGCTGCTTCTGCTAAATCAGTATTGTCTGCAAGACCTGTTGATAAAAGATTGTCCAGTGTGGCAGTTGTATAAGGGTCAGTTGAAGTATTGCTGTATAAGGTTGTTGCTGTCCCTGCTGGTCTCCATGCTGCCAATTGTCCTGTGCTGGTCAATTCAAGAACTGCATTCATGATAGTTTTTTCTCTATCAGATTTAGCAGATTCTCCAATCTGTTGGGCCTTCATCAACATCTGGCCAGTCTGGTCAAATCTAACCATCTCTTCAGTAAGGGAAATAATTCTACCTTTTTTGGTGTTTTTGATTTTGTGGTATTTCTCAGTGATTGAACCTTCTTCGTAATTAATACCTTCAAGTACTTCTTTCATCTGATTATCAGCACCGAATCCAACAATAGTTTCATCTTTTACGGAGGACTGAACAACTGTCACAAGTTTGTCACCAATTCCGTATTCAAGATCATAACCTTCCTGAACTTTTTTACTGATCAATGCACCTGTGATTTTTGGGAATGCAGAGGAAGCCATTGCCTCTGAAAAGTCTGCTTCTCCAACTTTGCGAGTACCCATAAGACGATCTTGTTTGAGTGATGGTTCACCCATTGCCTGCCAAAGTGCTTTCAAGGAAATATCGTCTGTTCCAATCTTCCCCTCATTGATATTATTAATCATTGATATGGCGAACCTTTTTTCTCCGCCATTTTCGTATAAAGCTTTCATGCTATCTCTGTTCATTTTTTATCTCCTAGCTCTCTACTATCTGTTTCTGGAGTGCACCAGGCATGAATTGAACGAGTACACTTGTTCCGGCTGTATCCAAATCCTCTACACAAACAGCGACACTGTTGGTTGCTGAATCAAATCCACTGGTACTGGCATATTTAAGCAGTAACTGTTTTGCACTGATTACATATTGCTGACCATATATTTGAGTTGCACTTGCCACGGTCATTTCAAAAACAGTACCATGCCCAATTTCCAACATTCTGATTTCTGTTGCTGTTGCATCTGTAGTTGGTGATGCGTCCATTGCGATTCCTACAAGGTCATCACAATCACTTGATAATAGGGCAGCAGTTACTCTTCCAGTTCCCCAGATTATTTTAAGCATGTCACCCTGTTCAATTGCCACTGTTCCAGTCTTTTTTACCTTCCTGGAAATTTGTGGTCCTCTTCGGTATCTAAATTTATTAGCCATGACTTACCCCCGTTCTTTTGCAGCTTCGATCACTGCCTTTTCATAATCTTCATCACTTAGGGTCTCATCATCAGACTCATCCATATCAGTATGGTCGCCCATTCCTGATACACCTTTTTTCTTTTCAGGTTTTGTCAAAAGCTTTCTGTCCTCAATGAGAGCCTTCATAGCCTCTTCATCTTTTGCTTCAGAAAGTGTTTCCCTGAATATAGGAGTGACAAGAGATTCGTCAATTTTACTTTCTTTCAAAAGTGTATCAACAGTCTCTTTCTTTTTTGCAGTCGCTTCAATAACTTCAAACTCATCCACTTTTACTTCCAAAGCTTTTTTACCTTCAGTTAATTCTTCAATCTGCTTTTTCAAACCATCAACTTCATCTTTGCTTGATAGATTGTCCTGAACTTTCTTTTCGATAGCCTCTATCATATCAGGCCGATTCTCAAGGAGTTCGTTTAATGTAAGATCTTTTAAATCCATACTTTCCTCTTCCTCATTTGGATTTCCAGATTCAAACATATTATTCGTTGAACCTGGTTCTGTAACAAGATCCGCACTATGCAGAGTCTTGAGGGAATATGCTTCTGCAATTCCCGTTTCTTTATCGTAACTCATCTCACCATTCGCCACGATTGACACACCTATCTTGTCTGCCATTTCACCGACCAACGATTCTACAATGGGAGCCTGATGTTCTAAATATTTTATATCGGCTCTGGGAACTCCATTTTCCATCCTGCCATTTTCATAAAATCCAAGTATATCTTTTACATCTCTGACACCATGATGCTTATCAAGCTCTTCCATACTTACATGATTCATATAGAACTTTTTACCATCAATGTTTTCAGCAATACCTCTCAAGAAAGCTTCTGAAAATCTAGTACCTTTACTGCCAGGGAAATATCTATTGCTGGACGTTGCATTCAATATAATAACCCCTGTGATAGTTCGATTTTCTTTATCGAATTTTCCTTCTTTGAATTGACCTGATATTGTTGACTCTGAAATTTTCATAGCTTTCATTTCTGTATCCTTCCTACTTTCGCTATATTTCCCAATACTGAATTCTTTCAATAGTTTGATTATTTTGCTTTTAATTTCTTTAGGAATTATAGAAGGCATTCTTGCTTTGGAGCCTCCCATAGCCTGATCAATAGCTCTGAGTGCATTCAGATTTACTGCTCCGGCTCTTCGATACATCTTGGTATCTGGATCAATTCCTCCAGCACCTTCACGATATGGTAGATGCCATTTTCTTCTATCTTCTTTATCTTCAATCCAGAGAAAACTCTGAGGAGGTAACTGTAATTTATTAACTAAAGACCAACTATTATTGCTGGCATCCTGTTCTAAAATATCTTTGACTTCTGCACTAAGCCAATTGGCAAACATAGCATTGTTGGTTGCCTTATCCATTTCTTACCAGAATTTCTTTAAACGTTTATTTCTCATAACTTCAATTCGGTCTCCATAAGCTATAGTGACCCCATTTTCTATTACTGGATCACCATAAGTTTTAACAATATAAGCCACGACTTTTTTATGCCATTGATTGGTCGCTTCATTCTTTTTTTTGTCTAATTCTTTCAGCTTACTATTTATATCGGCAATTTTTTTTCTTCGCTGATTTTGTACCTCATTTGAATTACCTGGAATAGTAGATTCTATATAAGCATATTGTGATCTTACGGTTTTCATCTCCTGTACATAATTATCAAATCTAGCTGATAATTTATTAGCAATGTTGATTGGAAATACTCCAAAGTTCATGCTTAACTGTTCTTCAATGATAGTAATCTCTGCCTGTTTCAATCCTGCAACTGATTTTTTTTCCTCTGCCATTTTTTCTCTCCTGTTCTTAATCTATTCCTACTATTTTATATTGTCAACAACCAGAGCTTCTTCACGAGCTACGATTGTAATATAACATTGGCAATTAGGATGAGAAATAGGAACTGCTGATGGTGGATATACTCCAGCACCTAATCCATATTCATCATTCTCTTGGTAGGCATCACATTCTCCAGATGTGCATTCTCCATGTCCTGCAGACCTATGCCATTGAATACCTTTCACCCATGATTTTTTACTTGCGTATTCTGCTGTTGCTGTTCTGTATGCTGTCGTTACCTCTGTCCTGATTAACCTATCCATATTTTTGTATGCAGATTTATATCTTCCACGCCCTGGAGGAAATTCTTTATAAAACTTTTTCCATTTATTTGTTCGCATATCTGCTTCAGGAAGATAAAGGAACCCTCTAATATTGTTCATGATTTCCCCAGGATATAATCCATCTACATACCCTTTAGCAATCATTCTCCTAATCTCTTTATATGATATCTGATGTAAATCCCATATATTAGTTGATAGACTGACTCCCCTGGTTCCTTTAATCATTTTACCTAATGCCCGTCTCCAGACTTTATCGAATACTTCGGCTTTCATTCCTATTGATGCACCAGATTTTAATGCTCCTTTGAACATAGATATGCTTGCTTTGGTATCAACTAAAGATCTGCGAACACTTTTACCAATCAGTGCTTGTGCTGATTTTGTTAATTTATTACTCAGTACTAGCATTTCTTTTTCTATTGATTTGAATAATGGTCCCATGTTATTAGTTTTTTTATTATCGTATGTTAAAATTAGATTCTGGATTCTTCCGGTAGTTCTGATGTATTCAGCACGATATTTCCGAAGCTCATCTGTAAGATTTATATTTTTAGCTGCCTGACTTTTTATTATCGCTTTATTTATATCATCAATATAATTCATTCAATCCGGTCCTGTCCAATCGTTGTAATCCTCAACTGGATCATAGAAGTATTTTTTCTTAGGTATACTATCATTCTTCTTTCGCTTTTGCAGCAGCTTCTTCATCAGCCATTGCTTTTTTTTGTTTCTCAATTTCAAGATCTTCTTTATCTTTCTCGAACTCTTCTTCAGGTTCTTCATCAGATTCTTTAGCCATAAGATCCATTTCCTGTTCGTGGTCAATATCCAATCTCCCTTGAGCAGTAGTCTTTGACATCCAGCCTGCATTCGTTTGAAGTATATAGGCTTCAGTT